GGTGTTTCTCCATTAGTGTAATCACAATCCTTTGCATTTGGTATTAGTACTGGTGCGGTTAGGTTGATAGTACCATCTTGTAATTTATTAATATACATGGTTCTTCATATTATAGTCGGACTAATTAGAAATCGTCCACCATTTCTAATACTTTGATGATGTTCTCTGTTAGGTCAAGTTCTTCTTCGTTGATTTCGTATTCTTCATTCATCTGTAATACCTCTTGACTGTCATTGTTTTATTCCATGGTGGTTTATTGAATGTTTTAAGGATTTCATCACCAGTATATTTGTCTAATGCTTTGGCAAGAGCTTCTTCTGTCGCTTCTATCTTGCCTTTTTTGACTAATTTTGACACAGTTTCAAATGCTCTCTCCCTACATGCTTTGTGGGCACTTTGCAAATCTAATTGCTGACCCATTCCACCAATACCAAAGTTGTCTGTTGCTTTAACATACCATATTTCATGTTCGGATACCATGAAGTGATGTTGTTCTCGTTTACATCTGAAAGTTTCAAGGTCTTCAATTGATGGTGCAGACATTCCATTCCTTGGGTGAGAATGGATACTTCCAGTTTGTTTATCGGTATCAGATATAGTAATTCTTCCCTTTTTACCTCTGATTTCTTCACCAATTAATTTTCCAGTTTTTACATCAAAATGGTATCCAAACTCTGCGGTGTTCTTGCATCGTTTGTCAATCCATTTCTCTAATTGTGGAATTAATTCATCTGTTGGCACTTCAATTTCTTTGTGGATATTATCGAGAGTTCTTTCATTTGTTCTGACTGGTTTTTGTTTAGGTTTCTTTTTGCCTTTGTTTTCCAGTTTAGTTCTTTGTTTTTGTTCGAGTTTACGGAGTTCCATTAAGTTTTTCTTCTTCATATCAAGGAGTATTGGGTTTTCACCTAATTGCTTAATGTTTCTATCAGCAGTTTCGATTTTCTTCTTGAATTTATCGTATTTCTTCTTGTCTGCTTTTGTCATTGACTCGTATAACTCTTGACTTGTCATTGATTCAACAGATTTGCCAGTAGGTTTCGGTTCTACTGGTGTTGGTTTTGGTTTGACTGGTTCTTCAACTGGTTTTGGTGCAGATTTTGGTTTTGGAGTTCCACTTAATGCTTTTTGTCTTAATTGTTCAAGTGTTTCTCTTGCTTTGGCTTTTCCAGTGTCGCTAATGAATTCAGAAGTTTGAACATCTTTTGCCCATTGGTATTTTTCTCTTTCTTGTTTTGTTAGATTGGCTTTTAATTGTTCATTAGTAGGTATAATTGTTTGTGGTTCGGCGGTTTGTTGTTGTAATTGTTCTAAAGGGTTTTGTTGGTTCTCTATTGGTATTAAATCATCCTCCCTAAATGGGGAGAACGATGGAGCCATATAACCAAACGGAATAACAAACGGAGCATTCGAACACCTACAATTAATCCACTCCTCCAAAGGACCAGACATATCACCAGGATAACCCAAACCATTACTATAAGTACCGCCCATCGGAATAATCTCACCATCAACCTCGACATGAGAATCCCTTGTACGGTCATCATTCGCAGCTATCCATTGAGTATACTCCACACCCAAATCCTGATAAGTGTTTACAGTAGCAACATTATGTGAAGTATTGATTTCAGTTCTTGCAATACGCCGTGCCTCCCAAGTAGCTAACTGGTCAAATCTTCTAGTAACCTCCCCAGCAACTTTATTAATACCATATCCGCTACGGTAACCATCACTAATAATCTTGTTTAACTGACTATCCACACGATTAAGTGTCTGTTCACTAGTTCGGAATGTACGATTCAGTAAATCTTTCTCCGCATCAGGTAAAGTACCAAATAAATCGTATTTATCCTTTTTAATGACCCCATTAATCGAAAGGGTTTGAGCAGTTTTCAAAGCAACACGGTTCTTATTCACATTCTTAACTAATCTTGTCGCTTCTTTCACACCTAAACGATATTCTTTGGTTTTATATTTTTTCAATATCTCAAAGTATTCACGATGAGCTTCATGCACAGGACTAACAATCAAGTTAATCTGACCTTGTAACATTTGATATTCAGACCAATACTCCTTTAAAGCATCCAATACTTCTTTTTTAAGTTTAATGAAGAAATGGTTTAATTCTTTTTCCAATGCTAACTCATTCACTAATGACCTTTTCCTGCTTATCTGTGATGCTAATATCTGCCTCTTTGCTTTCATCGCTATTGTCAATTGGTTCACCTCTCACAGATTCTTCAAGATTAGCTAATATCGTATCCACTTCCAGATATGGGTTCTCTTCAACATTATTCATCAGATTATCCAACGGTTGGTTGTTAATGAAACGAACATCTAAGTATGGTTCGGTTTCTTCATAACTTAAACCGAATTTATTACCGAAGTTATCCAGTAGGTCACGAATGGTCATTGCTCCACGTTGGAATAGGAACTCTGCTAATACTAAGTCCTTTGTGTAATCGATTGGTGCTACTTCATCAATACTGAACTTCCAACTGGTGATTCCCAAATCACCTGCGATTAAGTTAACCATGTCTTCAAGTTCTGCTTTGATTGGTGCAATAGTACCGTACTTGTAACTGGCCATTGTATTATCTGAGTTACTACCATTCAAGCTACCTGCATCGTAGATACCGAGTCTTGATGGGTCTACATGGTGAGCATGTATTACTTCATCTCTTGTATCTTTACGGTACATTCTGAAGTGGCCTTCTTCAACTTGCACACTTAATGGTGTTATCTTTAATTCAACATTACCTTCTTCACCCTCTGATGGTATGGTGATACATATTGCTGAATGTGGGTTGCGGATTACTTCTTTGATTTGCTGACCAATCTTATATCTGAGGGTTTGTGTGATGTCATAATCTGGATCATCAGGTTCAACATCATAATCAGCGAAGTCACCAGTCACTGTGATTGCGAACTTCGGCATTCCATAATTATCAAAGAATGCATTATTGTATTTCACAGCACCAATATCACCTTTAATACTGCCAAGACATGATACAATAGGTGGCCTACCATAATAATCAGTTCCTGGTGCATATTCCATTGTCCATAATAGTTCGTTTGCCCTTTCACTTGGAGACAATGAATTGTATGGGTGGAATGTTCCATCATCAGCAGACACATCACAAAGTTGCCCATCATTATCATAATTCTTACCATAAATCACAAACCATACCTTTTTACCTGCAGGAGTAATATGCAATACTCTTTTCTTATCTGCATGACGGCGGAGTGTCTGAGCAGGAATATGTTTCAACTTCTTCGGTTCACTATCACTTGTAGTTTCACGTATCAATTCCAATGCAGCATAACCAATACCACGACGGTCATAAGTTACTCTTTGCAATTGAGTATTAATTGATGGTGAACAGTTCTCAAGGAAATTTTTAAACCTTTCTTTCTCTGCATCTATTGGTTCAACATTCTCTAATGGTTTCAAATCATAACTGATACCACTTGCATCTACTGCTACGGCTTCAACACATGAAGCATGGTATGTGTAAAGGTCCAGTAATTGTACTAAATCCCATGGATTATACTTAGGATTCAATATCTGCTGACCTTGTTTGAACATATCATCAACAATCTGCTTACTACCATCCACATCAACTTCAGCTTTGAAACTATACTTAGATAATTCCATACTGTCAATTAAATGTGGTTCATCGTTATTATCTACTGTTACAATAAAACTATCACTTCTCATAAAATATCACGCATTTATCTTTTGTCCATTACGGCTTAACCTTGAACCGAATAAACCACCACGCCACATATCAGGACAATGGTCATCCACTTTCAAAGGTTTATCTTCACCACGTTGCTGTGCACGTGTATCCCAACAGTAGGTTTGTGCTTGGGTTATACTGTTCTTGCAGGATTCGTGAATGAAGAACTTTCGGTTATTGAATAAATCTTGAATACGGTTAATGTCTTTATAAGTGTCTGGTGCATATGTCCTGACTTTCATTTTGATACGTTTGTCTTTACGGCATTGTGCTTTCAGACTTGCTGCATCGTGTGGTAAGAATAATGTGCTTTTACGATTTAAACCGTATTTGTTTTGTAATCTTAATATGTCTTCTACCCTATCACTATCGGATTGTGCTACTCCTTTTTGTGTAGTATCGTAATAGGTTTCTTCTTGGAGATAGTAACTGTTGCCTTGTTTGGTATTCTTGATTATACCCATTACTCCGAATGTGGTTACTGTGCTGACTCCATAATCGCAACAGATATTTATTTCATCAAATAGTGAAGTATGATCATCATGGAAGACATGGATGTTTTCATCGAAGCTGTCATATATTATTCCTTCGGCGATTACCCATTGGCCGAGTATGTTTCTTTTGTAGTTGACTTGGCTTTTTCGGTTTACTCTTTTTAGTTCTTCGATGTATTTGGGTGATAGGTGTAGGTTGTCTTCTAATGTGAAGTGCCAGCATTTAACAGTTCCTGAATCAAGTAACTCTTGGTTAGTAATGTAATCTGTATATATGAAATGGTATGGTGATTCTGGGTTCATTGTCCAGAACATTTGTGCACCATCAACACTGCATCTTGTAATGGCCATTTCTACTGTTGATTTACTGGCTGATGTTAGTTCGTCTGCGTACCATCCGCCGACGGTCATTCCTCTTACTTTTTCTGTTGCTCCTTCATCACTGAATCCGATTAACCATATTTTGTTTCCAGCGATTTCAATGTAGTTATCAAACTTCCTGTATTTGTAGGGTATTCTACCATCTATCATTCGTATTAGGTCTCTGATTACATTCCTTTCGATAGTGTCTCTTGTTTTACCACTTATCATGAATTCGTAGTAAGGGGATTCTAATATGAATAGTAGGAATCGGAATGTTGCAGCGATTGTCTTACCGCTTCTTACACTTCCGTGTGCTATGTTGATGAATGCATCTGATTCGTATAGGAATGATTGTGCTTTGTAACTGAATGCTCCAAGGTGTAAGGTGTCATTCTGATTTGTGTTTATCCCATTCGGCTTTGCTTGCATGGAATACCTCCAGTAAGTTTTCAACACCTTGATATTCTATTTTGTTTGTGGATTCCATGTCCACTTTTTGATTTGCAAAAGTAGTAGGTTCTTCCATGTCGATACGGTTGTCATCACTCATATTGACATAGGCATCAACACCATGTTTTAGTTGAGAGTATTTTTCGGATTCGGCTTCTTTTTCTAATCTGTCCAGGAGTTTCTTTTTGAAACTGTTTTTTAATTTGAAGTTATTAATCTTGTCTTGCTTGTCTAATTCATGTAGTGTTTCCAGTAAGTCATCCTTTTCAGATTGACGTTTGGCTTCCTTACGGATATGCCACTTATTCCATTTTTCACCAGCCCACTTCCGTAATGTTTGATAAGTAACAATTTTTGTATTCCCTTGTTGTTTTTTGTATTTATCGCATAGGTGGTCGTGGAATTCTTTTAAGTTGAAAGTAGGCCATTCAAGGAACTCTTGGAAGTAGCAGTATTGGTTGGGTGTTTCTCCGTCTTGTTTTTCCCAGTATGGTTCTTGTAGTTCCTCTATTGGCATATTATCATCGTATATTACATTGTTATATTATGTTATCTTATTAAGAAATTGAAAATAAATGTTAATACTGTGAAGAATACTATTATTGCTGATAGTATTATTGTGAATATGGTTCTGTTGTCTTGTATTGCTTTTTCGTTTTCTTTGTTTTTTGTTTCTAATGCTACTATTCTTTTTTCTATGTCTGCATCGTTTTTGTTGGATTGTATGATTAGTTTGTTTATGCTATCAT